CTCAGCTACCAGCAGGGCATTCACAAGAAGTGGACGCGGTTTAGCCGCACCTCGTACTACTTCCCAGCCCTCTCAGATCTCGGCGAGCAGGCAGTGCTTCGCTCTGAGATCTACGCCACTGGCAACACCACGAATGACAACGCCGTGTTCGGCTATCAGGAACGGTGGGCAGAGTACCGCTACGCGCAAAACACGGTGACCGGCGTGTTTCGCTCGGCCATCTCCGGCACGCTCGACGCGTGGCACCTCGCACAGTACTTCGGATCGGCCCCCGTTCTGTCCGATACCTTCCTCCGGGATGATCCTCCCATGGCTCGGGTATTGGCAGCCGGTGCGACCGCATCCGGCCAACAGTTCCTCGCGAACATCGAGATCCAGCAGTCGGTAACGCGTGCCATGCCGACACACTCCGTCCCCGCATCACTCGGGCGGTTCTAATGCCATTCTGGGCAGCAGCCGCCCCGATCATCGGCGCCGCAGTCGGCGCCGCGGGAACCTTCGGCGGACAGGCCGCAGCGAATGCGGCCAACCTGCGGCAGGCACGCGAGCAAATGGCGTTTCAAGAACGCATGAGCAACACAGCAGCACAGCGCAGCGTCAAGGATTACACCAGCGCCGGGTTGAACCCGGCGCTGGCTTACGACAAAGCCGCCAGTTCACCGAGCGGCGCGTCAGCAACGTTCGGAAATACGATGGCCGGTCTTCCCGACGCCATCAATTCCGGCATGAAGTTGCGGGAGCAAAACACACTGCTGGAACAGCAGGCAGCCAACCTCCGCGCACAGAATCAGCTCACCCAGCAGCAGGGCAGAGAATCGCAGTCCAGGGTGGGCCTGAACGACCGCGAAGCACGCGGAAAGGAGTTGGCAAACGAGCGCTCAGCGATGCTGAACGCACAACTGGCCAAGATGAACCCGCAGCAGCTGCGGAAAGCGGTGGCTGAAGCCACGCTCCTTGAGGCCAGCATCGCAGGCGCGAAAAACGATGAGACGATCGAGAAGACGATCGGTCCCATCGGCAAAGGAGTGGAGCGCTTCGCGCCACTCATTACCAACACAGCACGCGGCGCACGGGAGATCACCAAGCCGCGATACAACGCAAAGACGCGCAAGCGTCAGGAGAGCGAGCGATGAAGGAACCCAACATCGTGGTCGGCTTTCACGTCTCGGCAAAGTCGCCCAGGGTGATTCAGCGCGACCAGTTCGACGGGCTCGGAGATCAGATCTCCGAAGCCACGACCCACCTGTTCGATCCGACCAAGGACATCACGCGGCAGGAGTACAAGAAGGAGACCGAGATCGACTTCATCCTGCAGCGGTACGGCGTTCCGTCGCCGTCAGGTCGGTTCGGAGAGTTCGACTCGACCATCGACCTTCAGGAAGCCATTCGGCTCCAGGGTGAATTGGCGCAGGCGTTCGACCGCCTGCCCGAACACCTTCGCCAGAAATACGGCTCGTGGGCGTCGATCATCGACGCCGCCGACCGTGGCGAGCTGACCGGCAAGGATCTCGAAGCCGTGGACAGCGAGCAGAACAAGGCTGCAGACAAGCAGCCTCAACCATCTGAGAGCCCGTCTGAGGGCAAAACTCAGTCCTAGGGTACCTGCAGTACCCTTAAACCCCCGGAGGTCGTTGGCGCTTGCGGCAACGGCCTCCGGGGGTCATTCTTTTCCCAGCCCCCGCCGTCCCGGGGGCCCGCATGTAGTCCCCCCCTTGATAACTACATGCGGAGTGACAGGCAGCCTCAACCATAAGGAGGAGAAATGCGACGGGCAGTCAACCGCTACAAGAGTTCCAAGCAGTTCAAGAGCAGGCACGGCAAGACCCATCGGGTCAACCTGCTGACGCCCAAGAGGGGCGGATTCCGGCTGTGACATGGGGTGTAACTTTCCCCGTCCTGCTTGGCAGCGTAATGAGGAGCGCTTGCGCTTCACGGCCCCTCCCATTAGAGAGGCCGATCAGTTTCGCGATCTGGCAGTGCCATGTGGGAAGTGTCTCGGGTGCCGGAGCGCACGCGCACAAGCGTGGGCGCTCCGTTGTCGTTTGGAATGGTCACAACACGCGGACGCGTGTTGGGCAACCCTCACGTACTCCGAGAAGTACAAACCACCCACGCTCCAGAGGAAGCATCTCCAAGCCTATCTCAAACGGCTTCGGGCTCGGGAATCAGATCGAGTTGTTCGATTCTTCGGATGCGGAGAGTACGGCGAGCGAACCGCGAGACCGCACTACCACGTAATCCTGTTCGGCCTGTCACGACACAACCCACACATAGAAGCAGCGTGGGGCATGGGACACGTTCGAGTCGATCCACTGACCCCCGCTGCGATCAACTACGTCGCAGGCTACGTCAGCAAAAAAATCGGCATCGAGCAACAAGTCAGCCGCGAGCGAGTGGATACCGAGACAGGCGAGGTCTACAAGTATCAAGCGCCATTCCTGCAGATGTCCCGTAAGCCGGGCATCGGCGGAGAAGCCAGAGAGTACACACAGAGTTGGAAGGACTACGCCATCGTTGATGGCAACAAGCAAGCCGTTCCCCGCTACCTGCATGAGGCTTGGATAAACAGCGTTCCACCTGAAGTAGCGTTAGCGCACAAAGAAGAACGCAGAGCCCAAGCAGTGCAGCTAGCGCAGAACGGCGAAAACAGAGAAATGCTCCTCACCGAGCGCTACGCGCTCACCTCAACTCGGAGAACACTGTGACTCACCAGCTCTACATCATCAAAGACACACTCGCCCAGGCACCCGCCGGTCCCCTCGTCGTGCTGCCGCACGATGCCGTCGCCATCCGAATGTTTCAGGAGGTCGCGAATGAAAAGAGCAGCCAGATTGCGCGGTTCCTCAGCGATCACGAATTGCTGTGTGTGGGTGAGCTGGACACTGAGACGTGCACTCTCACAGCCCTTCCAGAGCCGCGTGTGGTCCTGACCGGCAAGACCCTGCAGGCCGTCTCAACCCTTGAGGTGGAAGCCTAATGGCATACCAAGGACCAGCACGGCGGCTCATCAGCAACGACCAAGTCGCCATGGTACCGCGCCGGGAAATTCCCCGGTCGCGCTTCAGCAACCGAGTGCAGACAAACACCGCATTCAATGCCGGACAGCTCATTCCCTTTGTCTGCGAGGAAGTACTGCCTGCAGACCAGTGGTCATTCAACGTCTCGGCGTTCGTCCGTCTCGCGACACCGCTGTTCCCCATGTTCGACAACCAGACGGTCCATACCTTCTTCTTCTTCGTCCCCAACCGCATCGTCTGGCAGCAGTGGGCTGAGTTCATGGGAGAGGTTCCACCGGACGGCGTCGGCGGTGTACCGCCAGCCATGCCACTCGTCACTAGTGCCGGCGCGGGATTCCTCCAGCGTGGCCTCGGAGACTACTTCGGGCTGCCGGTCACGAACACGCAGGTCACCAACACACTCGCAGTCCAGGCGCTCCCGTGGCGCGCGTACTACGCAATCTGGAATGCATGGTTTCGTGACCAGAACGTGCAGCCCGCGCTGCCGTTCAACCTCGACTCCACCAACGCCACCGAGCTCGATTTCGGCGTGACGCTTCGCAACAAGTATCACGACTATTTCACGAGCGTGCTCCCATGGCCGTTCAAGGGCAATCAGGCTGGTGGCGTGCCCCTCACTGGCTCACTGCCGGTACAGGGTATCGGCTTTGGTGCCGGTGGTGTCACCGGCCCAACGGGCACGCTCCGCGAGTCGGGCAACATCAACACCGCGTACACGTGGTACAGCATCGAGACACAGCAGCCCACGTACTTCCGCTTTTCGGGCTCGACGTCTGGCTATCCGCAGATCTTTGCGGACTTGTCGAGCTCCGGCTCGATGAACATCAATGACTTCCGTCGAGCAATCTCCATTCAGACGATGTACGAGCGTGACGCACGCGGCGGAACGCGTTACGTCGAGATGATCTTCGAGCACTTCGGCGTCAGAAATCCGGACTATCGTCTGCAGCGTCCGGAGTACATCGGCGGCGGCTCGTCACCCATGACCATCACACCCGTCGCACAGACGGCACCGGTGCCAGGCGGAGGCACCGTCGGCGCACTTGGTGCGGCCGGAACCGGGATGGGCATGCACACCGCGAGCTATGCCGCCACAGAGCACGGCTGGATCATTGGTCTGATTAATGTTCAGTCCCAGCTCAGCTACCAGCAGGGCATTCACAAGAAGTGGACGCGGTTTAGCCGCACCTCGTACTACTTCCCAGCCCTCTCAGATCTCGGCGAGCAGGCAGTGCTTCGCTCTGAGATCTACGCCACTG